TCATCATCGTTCAATTTCATTTTTTAATAACTCCGCTATTTCTGGGTTTGGCATATGAGCCAAATATTCTTCTGGTGTTAAAGATACACATTTACTAGCAGCACCAAATGATTGTGGTGTTCTAAATTTTCTAGTATAAACTGCCTCTTGACGAAGTTTAGTACGAACTTTTTCTCTTTTTTCAAAAGACATTTTATCTAAATTGTTTCTAGTAATTTTTTTGTGTTTCTTTTTTTTACCCAAAAAAATCCTCCAATGTTGAATTATTATCAATTCGCCAATCTATAACTTCTGTTATAGAACGTAGAGGTTCAACGAAACTCTTTTCAAATTGAAGTTCTCGATCGATATATTTATCAAGCTCCAACTCTTTTGGTAATATATCAGCAACAGCAATTACTGTATCTTGAACAGGATTAGGTATTTTAAGATATGCAAACTTAATCTTATCACCATCTTGAATTGGTGGTATTTTACCATTCAAATGTTTATTATTTTTAATGATATGATTGAACAGTAGAGCTCCCTTAACATGTATGGGAGTTCCTTTTGTATAAATTTCAGATTTACCTTTATACTTATCTAGACCTTTTACGCCACGAGGAAAAGCAACATCCTCAAACGGTAGTCCCATAAACTCTTCGCGAAAATCAGACATAAACTTCTGAAGTTCGCTTTCCTGTTTATTCATGATGATATCAAAAGCTTGTTTTAATTTTTCACGACAGGCATGCGGAGTTGACGAACGAACAGCTTCAATACCTTGAATTTTCAATTTAGGCGAAGAATACTGAACACCTTCAACATTCCATGCATTTAAGATATACATCTTCTTGGCTTTCCAGATGCCTTTGTTGGCGATTGTTTCGCGCTTCATCTGCATCTTCTGCTGATAGGCATTCATCATATTCGCCAGTTCATCATAACATGAGTTGAGATATGGTTGAATCTTTTTCTCGCAAAACTTATCAATCGTATCAACAGCTTTCAGCTCATCACTACCTTCGGGAATCAATCTTTCAAAGGTAACATAAATTGAATCTGTATCCGATGCAATAACATAATCAACATCTTTTGTTTGACAGATCTTATTCATGAATTCGTTCATCTTCTTTTCGATCCAACGAATAGAAAGCTGACCAGACATAGTGATAGCTTCGGCATTATTGAAGCTGAACCAACGGAAGTAACGATTACCGAGCGCACCGTAAGCTGAGTTTAGCTGAATCTTTTTTGCCATCTGCATATTGTGATATCGAGCAATTAGCATCTCATCTTCACGAGAATGTGTTTGTTCATATCGCTTCTTTGCTTCGATCATCTTCTGCTTGTACTCAACACGATCGTTGTACATCTTTTCCATCAAAGCAGGAAGGAACCCTTGCTTTTCATTATCGTACATACAACCATTAGCAGAATAACTCAGATCATACATCGTTTTGAAGTTGCCTTCTAACATCTTATCAATACTTGGCATACCAGAAGCTTTGCCCTTGAATGTCTCTGGGCTGATATTGTATTGCATGATAAGATGCGGATAGAGCGAGTTCAAGTCAAAAGAAACAACCCACTTGTTTAGACCGATACGTGGTTCTTTGACATAACCGCCAACAAGATCAAATGGACTATGATCAACTTCAAACTGAGGAATAACGATACGACGATCAAGAAGATAGTTGTGAATGATCACATCCCATGGACGAACAGTTGTCATTGTATCGCCATAGTTTACCTTGGCGTCATATGCCAGTGCCATCACCTGCTCAAGGAACTTCAATTTTTCATCAAGCTTTTCGACAAGAACGCAGTCATAAATGTTATACTCAATAAATTTCTGAAAGTTGTTCTTATATAATTCAAGCAATGAACCATACTCAGAATAATCAATTTTCTTTTCGCCGAGTTCAATTTGAGAAATGTAATCTAGTTTATAGCTTTCCTGATTGCCGAAAGAGAACTTGCGATATAATTGATAGTAATCGAGAACAGCAATACCTACTGGAGTATAACTTTGGTTTTCCTTACCTCTAAACTCAACCATCTTTTCATCAAGAATTTTCCATGGCGAAAGCTTTTTTGCTTCGGCATCACCGAGGACATTCTTGATTCTGTTTACAATATAAGGGATGTCAAAGAACTCAATATTCCAACCAGTAACAATATCTGGCTTCCATGATTTATGATTCCAAACCTGAAGAAACTTATCAAGAAGATTATACTCATCTTTACATTTAACATAGATGATATTCTCATCTTCAGTTGTGAAATTGCCACAACCAAATACAACACTCTTCCCGTTTTTACGAAGAGTGATGGCTGTTATTTCTTTATCTGCTTTTTGAATATCAGGAAAGCCTTCGTCTGCGGCACACTCGATATCGATTGTTACAACAGAGACGAGCGAAGGATCATATTGAATTTCACCATGGTAATAATCATACATGAAAACATATTGATAATTGGTCAGCCCATAGTAATCGAAATTACTTACATCTTTATACTTCTCAACAAAATCTTTGGCATCCGAAATACTTTCAAATTGAAGTTTATCAACAGGTTTGCCATCAAGTGTGCGATAGAAGCCATCTTTCTTTGGAACAAAAACATATGGCTTGTATTTCTCAATAAATTCTACAGGCTGACCATTTTCATATCCACGAACATAAATTCTATCGCCACGTTGATGAACATTTGTGTAAAACTTCATTATACCTCCAACTAAACATAATCAATTATACCCTACTTTAGAGTATTTGTCAAGCGCCGAATAATTCGAGCGCTGCTTGGTAATGAGCTTTACGATCTTCTAATCCGATTGTTCCACCGTTAATTTTTTTTGTTACTGTAACAATATCGCCTTTGTCTGCCCACTGATTCAGTTCTCTTGAATCCCAGAACCAACCAGCAGACCAAACAGCACCTTCATCTGTACTTAGCCACTCAGTCGCCTCAGCAAAGTCCATTTCCATATCTTTTGCAAATGCTTCGTAGTTCTGTTTGCCAGTTAACTGAATTAGTCCGCGACCACAGTAACGATACCCATCACCAGAAGCTTCATCGCCATTGCCCATGCGATTAGCATAAACACGATTGGCAATCTTTTCTGGCTTCTTTGCATATTCGTTGGCAATAGCATCGCTAGTAAAATACTTTGCGAATGTTTTACGCAAACCCTGTGCTGAATAATTTAGATTTTCTTTTGTTGTTCTTAGACCACCAGACTCATGCCCAACTTGAGCAAGGAACATCGCAATACGCTGTGGTGTGTTGATCTCATAAAACTCAAGCATTTCATTTAGTGGTTCAACAAATCTTTGGATAATATCTTCACCAGTGTCCTCAAAAAAATCGTTTAATTGATCGAATGTTACTACCATTTAAAACTCCTAGTAAATTAGTTGTAGATATAAACGTATTTTACTTTATTGACATCTCGTATTGCATCAATAGCTAATTTTCTTGATGCTTTTCCATTATCATTTCTTGGAAGCTCATCTACATAATAAATGTTTTGCGGCACTTTTGAGATACCAAATTTATCATTACACTTAGTGTGGATTTCTCTTGAAACATCTTTATCACATACAACAAGAGCACTGATCTGGTATTCTGCCTGCTCAATTCTATCATCTTTGAAAACCAAGCATCCTGTTACACCATCGATAGTTTTGATTTCTTCTTCGATACTAACAGGATTGACCTTGACGCCACCAAAATTGAGTTGATCGTTTTTACGACCAGTAATGAATAGTTCGCCGTCTTTCATATAACCAAAGTCGCCTGGTTCAAACCATTCGTTTTCTTCATTGAAAGCTCTTGGCGTTTTGATTAGAACAGAACCAGATTCATCAATCCTAATTTCTACATCTGGAAATTTATAACCTGATGATCCATTGAAGTCTTCAATTGATCGGAGCCTCTTATTGAAAGTTCTTGATGTTTCTGTTGCACCATATCCAATGTTAATTTGTTTAAAATATTGAAACATTTTTTCAAGATACTTGACATCAGTTGAAGAACCAGCAACATCTAAAATTGCATCAAACGGAACTTCTGGTGGTTCATTGTCGCCGATAAACCATTCAGCTTGAACGTGTGAACATACTAACTGTAAATTTTCGTATTTTAGTAAATCTACATAATTGAAATTGATAAGAACAGGAACATCTTTTAAAATTAGATTGACAACCTTATACTGTGTTGTTGATTTTAATGGCTGGAATAAGAATGCGCCATACTTTGCATCTTCAAATTGAATATCGAAATTGTTGTTTACTCTTTTTGTATATTCACCAAAAGAGATCTTAATAAACTTCACATCACCTGTTGTGCCAGAAGAATGAGCAATCAAGAATATTTTATTCTCATCATCATAACTAGTAAAAGTAGGATCAAACTTTTCTGGTATAACACCCCAGCTTTGATCTAATTCAAATGTTGAAATATTTTTTGTTTCTTTAACTGGAGATTCATGAAATATATGTGTTATGCCGAGTTCATCAGAAGTTTTAATTGAATCGACAGAATACTTGACCCATGAACAACCAATCATACCACAGGCAACATTGAGAGCTGTTGCAACAATAACACTAGTGGCATCGAGTGCGACACACGAATCTTTTGTCACGCCACTGTTTTTCATTCGAGCAGCAAAACTTATAATTAGATTTCTAAATTGATTACCAGTAATTTTATTACCACGATCATAAAAAACTGGTTTGCTAGAATTAGCGAGATGATCCATCAAATCGAAAAATACGTTACTCATTATATAATCTCCATAAAAGAAAACGGGGAAATTGCTTCCCCGTTATTTATTAGCGCAAAGTCGAACGTACCCATTGATTATACGCTTCCTGAACAATGTCATAGCGTTGTAAGCCAAGGTCTTTCAATTCTCTATCAGAAAGCTGACTCAATTCTCTAATAGTTTCATAATATCTAAACCAATCTTTGATATACTTCACCATCACTTTATCTTCTTCTTGTCAGAAGAAGCTGTTTCAGTAACATCTTCAATATCAATTTTCTTTGGTTTCTTATCTTCTGGAATAATATGTTCCAGCCAGATCTTCAATAGTCCATTGACCATTTGTGCATTGTTCACAACAACATTATCTGCTAGTGAAAATGTGCGTTGGAATGGACGATCGGAAATACCCTTGTGAAGAAATTGTTGCCCAATACCATCTTCTGTTAATGATTCAACAGTAGTATGACCAGCAATTTTCAGCTTATTGTCTTCAAGAGTAAGTTCAATGTCTTGCTTACCGAAACCAGCAACTGCCATTTCG